CGCCGATCGAGGTGGCCAGCTGACCGAACAGGCTGAGCACCGGGCCGAGGGCCTGGGCGAGCACCGGCAGGATCGGGGTGATCAGCGCGAAGCCCTGCGCGATGCCGTTGATGGCCGCATTCAGGCCCTCGGAGACGATCGGCTGGGAAAGCGTCTTGGCGATCGCCTCAAGCAGCGAGCCGACGACCTGGCCGCCGGAGCCGATGAAGTTCGCGATCGTGGAGGAGAGCGTGCCGAACAGCTGACCGATGGCCAGCAGCCCGGGAGAGAGCGCCTCGACCGCGGTCTGAGCGGCACGGAAGAACGCGATCAGCGTGCCCTGGAAGGCCGGGCCATTCACCACGTCGGCGATGGTCTTCAGGACCGCTGCCATCGTGGACAGCCCGCCGCTGCCGGCCGCCTGCGCGGCGCCGATCAGGCCGGTGATGATGTCCCAGGCGCTCTTCAGGCTCTCGCCGAGCAACTTCACCTGCGTCAGCGCGCCCTGGATCATCGTGGTCAGCTGGCCGGTCGCATTCGCGCCCTGCACCCAGCCGTTGAACTGGGAGGCGATGTTCGCGATCCAGGTGCCGAACTGCGGCAGGAAGCCGGAGCCGACCTGGGCAAGCGTGACGAAGCTCTTGACCATCGGGTCGATGGCTGACCGGATGTTCGTGAACATCTGCGCCACCGGGCCGAGGATGCTGGAGAGCACCCCGCCGCCGAGCGCATCCTTCAGGCTGGTGCCGATCTGGCCGAAGACCCCACCGAGCGCCGTAGCGACGCCGCCCATCGAGGTCTTGATGTCCGGCGCCAGCGAGCGGAAGGCGTCCTTGATCGGGTCCGCTGCCTCGTGCCAGAACGAGTCGGAGATCTGCTTGCCGATGTCCTTCGCCAGTGGCGCCAGCTCCTTGAGCTGGGTGCCAGCGTCCTTGAAGGCCGGGATCAGCACGCCGACGGCGGCTCCGATGGCGGCGATCGCCGGAGCGATCAGCAGCACAAGGGGCAGCATCGCCACCAGCGAGCCCGCGATGCCGAGGATGCCCTGGCTGGCGTTCAGCAGCAGGCCGCCGAGCGCACCGATCCCCGAGGAGGCCAGCGAGATCATCCCGACCGAACGGATCGTGGCCGTGAGCGCGATAAGCGCCGCGGCGCTCACCTTCGGGATAACGTTGATGATCCGGTCGCGCGTGAACACCGCGACCTTGGCGGCCGCCTCCTTGGTGTTCGCGTCGACCTTCAGGTTCTCGACCTGGGCCTTGATCCAGGCCTTGAAGCCACGGACCTCATCCTTCGCCGGCGTGGTGTCGCCGTCGACCGGGATCTCCGGGTGGTTCTCCCGCTCGATCTCCTCGGTGGTCTCCTTGACCTTGCCCTTCATCTCCTCGAGGGCAGGCTTCAGCGACGTGGCGATAGACGCGGCGAACGCCGCACCGAGGGCCTTCGAGAGGTCGCGTCCGGCCTTGACGGCGGCCTTGGTGACCTCGGCCTCGAGGTCGGTGTCGAATCCCGTGGCGTCGGCTTCGACGCCGATGGAGACGTCACCGAGATCGTCAGCCACTCGAGATCACCGCCCATCGCCCGAGACCGCAAAGAAGGCGGTCAATCTGGGCGAGGCGGTGATCTACGGCTCGCTGGTGTTAGAGTACCGGGTTTCGGCTACGATCCCTGAGATTTCGGCGGCACCGTCCCGGAGACCTGGGCCATCAGCGCGCTGAGCGCGGCCTTCTCGTTCTCCGGGTTCCACGGGTTGCGCTTGTCGGCCAGCGCCTCGGGCTCCGCCTTGGGCGGCGGCTGCCAAAGCCGGGCGCGCATCTTGGCGACGTCCTGCGGGTTCGCGCCCTGGGTGATGTACCACCAGACGAAGTTGCAGAACCGCTTGATCGGCATGTCCTCGAGATCCGGGAGACCGTGGGCGGCGGCGTAGCCGTCCAGGTCGTCCCAGTGCTCGCGCCCAGTCGCTACGAGGCGCTGGGCGACGAAGTAGGGTTTCCGGTCGCGCGCTCCACCAGACGCTTGATCAGCTCCATGATGTGCTCGAGGTCCAGCGGGTCCGCCGGGTCCGTCATCCGCGCGAGGACCTGCGGGGCGACCTGGCGGCCGAACAGCGCCGTGACGATGGTGTCGAGCTCCTTGCGGATCTTCTTGATGTCCTCGCCGGCCTGCTCGAGGCGCTCGCCGAAGTCCATCATCGCCAGCTTCTTCACCGGGAGCACCTTGTACGGCGTTCCACCGAGCACGACGTTGTGCGGGACGATCGGCTTGGTCTCGATCACGATCGCGTTGTCGTTCTCCTGGAACTCCGGCGAGGTGTGCTGCGGCGCGAAGGCGGGCGAGATGGTCATCTTCTGGTCGTCGGAGACGACGGTGAGGGGCTCAGCAACGTGCGCGCCGAGCGTGGCGGTTGGGTCGGTCACCTGGGAGAAGTCGGTCATGCTCGCGATCATAGCGGACCAGCACCCGTACTACGGCAGGTAGTCCACGCGTCGGATCTGATTCTTCGCACGCAGCATGAAGTGGTGCGCCGGCACCCCGCGCGTCTTCTTGGCGAAGACGAAGGTCGCCGCGCCCTTCGGCTTGAACACCAGCACGCCGCCTGGACGGGCCACAGAGCCGCGCGTGCCGTGCTCCGGGTACTTGGTGTACGGCGCGGTGCTGACGATCTCGTAGCGGCGGCGCAGCGGCGTCGAGGCCGGGCTCTCGCGCACGGTCACGCCCTTCAGCATCCGGCCGGTGTTCACCAGGCCGTCCGCGACGATGTTCCCGCGCACGTACCCCGCGCCGCGGTGGGCTGCGCGCTCAGCCGCCGCGTTGACCCGACCGCCGACGATCCGGATCACCGCGGCGTGGTCGATGCGACCTCTGCTCACTGCCACGATTCCTCCATTCGATTATTCGCCGGATTCAATTGATTCCCTCCATATCTATAGATATGGAGGGAATCTCTGGAATAACCGGAATCCTGGAATCAGCTCAGCAGGGCTGCGCGTCCGCCCGGAAGGTCACCGTCCAGCTGCCGCCTGAGGCCGATCCCGAGGCGATCGCCGGCGTCCACGGCCCGATCGCGTAGATCCGCTTGTTGGCCTGCGCGGTCTTCAGGATCTGGCTCATGTCGTGCATGATCTGGTTCGCCGCCGCGGTCACCTTCTCCGGAGCCGGCGCCTGGCCGCCATTGTCAATGGTCGGGATGCAGCGCAGGATCTTGATCTCGATGATCACGTCCCACCAGTCGACCGCGCACGGCTGCCGCATCGAGACGCGCCCCGCTCCGTCGCGGTACTTCGGCGCCGCCGAGACGAACCGGAAGCTGAGCTGGCCGCACGGCGAGTCCGCGGGGACCGCCTGGCCGTAGTAGTTCGGGTAGACCAGCGCCGGCGCCGGGTCGAGCTTGCAGTCGCCCTCGAGGAGCGCGGTCTTCAGCTCGTCCAGGAACGTCGCGATCTCCACATCGAGGTCCTGGGCCATGATCACCACCGCCCGGAGTAGTTCGCCCGCGGAGAGCCCGGCTCGAAGCGCGGAGCGGCGTTCGCCGGCGTGTCCACGCTGCGCACACTAGCGTAGGGCCGCGGCATGTTGATCCCGGACATCCAGCTGTCGATCTCCCAGATGCCGGTGTCGATCTTCGGGATCTCCACGCTCGCGCGGGATGCGCCCTTCGTCGCGGCGAACGGGTCGACCACGCCGATCGTCACGCCCTCGCGGGTGACGGTCTGGATGCGCTTCGGGAGCTTGCAGTCGCCGCTGTCGACGGCCGCCAGGGCGAGCTGCTCCGCGAGGATGCCCGCCGCGACCTGGCCGCCGGTCGGCACCGGGACGCCCTTCACGTAGCTGACCTCCCAAGTGTTCGGCGCCGCCGGGCTGAGGTTCAGGTCCTGCCAGAACGGCCAGGGCTGCCCGTCCACGCGCTCGAGCCAGCGCTTCTGCCGCAGCCAGTAGGCCGTCGGGTCGAGCACCGCACCGTCGACGGTGATCTGCTTGACCTCCACGACCGGGCCGGGCAAGGCGATGGTCTTCACCTGGTCGCCGCGGCAGTAGCACTCCTCCTTGCCGCAGACGCCGCAGAAGATCGAGGCCCACGCCGCGCCGATCAGCACCGGCGACCAGTAGCCGAGGTTGAAGCCGACGGTCGAGTGGCCCGAGCCGTAGCCCGGGTTCACCGGCCACGGACCGAGGCCCTCGAAGGAGCTGGGCGCCCACGGCTTCGGGAAGCGCACCGGGCGCACGTCGACGTCGCGGGTGCCGAAGATGCGGCCGGTCCAGTTCCAGAGGTTCTCCGTGGCGACCGCCTCGAAGATCGACTGGTCGACGCCGCTCTCCTCGAAGATGTCCGGCTGCCCCGCCGGATAGATGACCGGCCAGCTGCCGGGCTCGAAGTCCACCATGCGAGGAGCCTACTGGGCGTCGGGAGTCGGGTCGGGGATCGGCGCGGAGGGAACGTCCGAGGCCGACAAGGCGGACGTCCCCTCCGGCTCGATTGTCGTCTGGGTGCCCTCTCCCCCGGGATCCCCCGCAGGCACCGTGACGGCCTCCTCCGCGGAGCCGCCCGAAGGCTCCACCGGGAGAGTGACGGCAGCGCGCTCGTCGGGCTCCGCCGCTACCGGCTGAGCCTGCACGAAGCGGACCCGGCTCGGGTGACCGAGCGGGTAGATGTTCGGAGCTCCGACGCGCGCGCTGCTCATGATCTGTCCGCTCAGGCCGCGATCGGAGCCGGCGAGGACGCCACGGCGGGCGGCGCGACGGCGGTGTCGATCATCAGCAGGTGGTCGAACGGGTCGATAGCCGCGGGCAGGAAGTCCGGCACGCCGGGGCTGTCATCGTTGATGACCACCTTGTACGGGCCGATGCCCCAGCTGTTGCCGCCGACCGTGTAGGCCTCGGTGAGCTGGAAGGTGACCGCCTTCTCGCCGTCGACCTTGATGTCGCCGAGGTGGCCACGGTGGACGTACGGGAGCAGGAAGTAGCCGTTGGCGGTCTCGTCGAAGAGCGCGCCACCGACGCCGGTCCAGAGCTCGAGCGCGAAGGCGCCGGTGATGATGCCCTCGCGGATGGTGAAGCCCGCCGCGTCGCCGGCGTAGTCGGCATAGGTCGCCGCGTTCGCCACGAAGGCCACCAGGGACGGGTTCACGCCGCAGAACTCGATCTCGACGTTGAAGCGCTTGAAGTTCGGGCTCAGCAGCTCGTTCACGCACAGGATGCCCGCGGCGTTGCGCTGCAGGATCTCGGTGCCCGCCTCGATCTGCGAGGAGAGCGTCAGCGTGATGAAGCCGTCGGTGACGATCTGCTGGGTGCCGAGGTCGCCTGCGTCGGTGAGCTGGGTGATTCGGATACGCCGGCCGAGGATCGGCACGAAGGCGTGGGTTGTGGGCATTGTCCGCTCCTTATTCGGTGATGGTCACGGACCCGACGCCCGTGGGGTCGAAGCCGATGAGATAGGTCCGCTCGGCGACGGCGTAGAGGTCGTTCTTCGTCCGGTCGAGCAGGTCGCCACGGACCTCGCTCGAGGTGAAGATGTCCGACCGGAATCCGAAGAGCGCCGGGGTGGCCCGGATGCTGCCCGACGGGTATCCCGCGCCGGCGACGACCGGCGTGCCGAGAGCGGTGAACAGCTTGGAGCCGTTGGCCTTGAGGGTGCCGCTGGTCATGCCGGCGGCGGCGAGCTGGCGGTTCATGTGGATGATGCCAAGGCTGCCGTACGTGTCGGCGATGAAGCGCTCGAGGGCACCGATCGCCGCGTTGATCTTGGAGACGTCGAACGTGCCGTTGTCGATCACGCCGTCGGTGAGGTTGGGCTGGTTGCCCTTCTCGCCGGTCCAGAAGTTGTGCTCCGCCTCGCGCTCCTCGAAGGTGAGGAGGTTCTCGGTTGCGCGGGCCTGAGCCTGCTCCGGCGTCCAGGCGATCGGCGAGACGACGAAGTGGCCGTAGACGGTGAAGGTGTCCGAGTGGATGAAGCCCGGGTCGAGGTCGTCGCCGGACTCGTCCATCGGGAAACCGAGGTTCTTGGGCAGCCCCGCGGTGTCGCTCTGCGGGTTCTGCACGGGGCCGATCGAGTCGACCGTGAACGGGTCGAGGTACTCGTGCACGACACCGCCACCGCGCCAGTGCGCGGACTCGTCGGGACGCAGGTCCACGACGCTGAGAAGTCCGAAGGGCAGCGGGATGCGCTGCGCGCCGGCGACCAGATCGGCCGGGGTGTAGTTCGCCACTGGGGACTCCTCTGGAGGGTGTTCGTCGGATGGGAGCTCGGAGGCCGAGCGGGTGGGCCGCCCCGGGGTCTATTCGGGACGGCCCAGCCGGTCTCAGGCCGCGGTGCCGTTGGCGGCGATGTCCGCGCCGATGTTGGTCACACCGGTCGGGCTGATCGACGTGGTGACGAGACGGGAGTCGACGCCCGCCTTGGCCACGAAGTAGCCCTCCTCCGTGAAGAGCGCCGTGAAGTCGTTCTGGCCGAGGAGCACCGAGTCGTACAGGGTGTCCAGGGTCAGCACGTCCGACGTGCCCTTCACCCAGGTGCCCGCCGCGTACAGCAGGAACTTGACGCTGGAGGCCCAGCTGGTGAAGGCGGTGTCAGCCGTCTCCGACGGGCTCTGCCAGTCGTAGACGAACTGCGGGGCCACGCCGCGCTCGGCGAACCACTGCGCGATGCGGGCGTCGTTGACGTCCGTCATGTCGACGCCGAGACGGCGGGACAGGTCGGAGCGGATCGCGCCGCGGATCCAGAACGGGAAGACCGCCTCGAGGGTCGAGCCACGCGCCATGCGGTACGTGTCGCGGTAGTGCTCCGTCTGGAGCTCGATCGCGGTCAGGACCGGGGCGAGCGCGCCGGCCTGCACGTCGGGGAGCGCGACCGAGGTCGACCCGAGCGCCATCTTGGAGATGACGTCCGCGTTGATCTTGTGGTCGTGGGCGACGAGCGCACCGCGGATCACACGGGCCAGGTGCTCCGGGTACCCCCGGGCACCGAGGAGGCCGGAGGTGATGATCAGACCGTCGATGTCGAGGCGGTAGTCCTCGAACTCCGGCGGCTCGACGTGGTAGACGGGCTTGGTCCCGGCGGTGCCGTTGCCGACGCCATTCGAGTCCACGCCGTACTCACCGTCGACGTCCTCCTGCTCGGAGAAGTGGAAGCCGCGGATGTCCTGGTAGATCTCCTTGAAGGAGGGGCCAGGCGTGATCTGCACACCACCGCGGGTGACACCGATCTCCGGGAGCGAGAGGATGCCGTCGCGGCTCTCCAGCTCGAGGAACTCGTTGTAGAGGATCTCCGACGGGGCGTGCCAACCACCGGAGGCCACGAGCGAGTTGCCCTTGAGGTTGCGCTCGTCGGTGGCCCGCGTGACGACCTCCATGACGTGCTGGCGGTCGGTCGAGGTGATCGTCAGGTCCGCGGGGATGTCCTTGCGGATCGCCGCGAAGGTGCCGATCTCGCGCATCTGCTGGCCGCGAGCCGCCGCACCCTCGTACTGGGTGAGGTTGAACGTGGACAGGCGGCGGTCGAGCGCCTTGCCGAGGTCGTCAAAGTCGACGCCCGCGTCCTTGGCGAAGCCAAGGCCCTCGCCGCGGAGCGTGATGACGTCCTTCGCCGTCTTGCCGGAGCGCGAGGCGAGCGCCATGCGCGCGGCGGTCTGGACCTCCTGGCGGTTGCGGCCCTTGGGCAGCATCACCTGGAGCTTGCGGCCGTTCTTGCCGGAGGCGACCAGGGAGTCACCCTCCTGCACGACGTCCTCGCCGGCCAGGGCCTCGAGGTCCTCGACCGCGAGCTCGACGATGGCGGAGCCGTCGACGGTCGCGTCCGGGGTGGGCTCGGTGGCCAGGGTCTCGCTGCCGGCGGCGTCGGCCGCGGGGGCCTCACCCTGCGGGCGGACGCGAGCGGCCAGCGCTGCGGCGGCCTCCGCGTTCTGCGAGGCGAGCTCGGCGCGCGAGCCCTTCTCGCTGGCGAGCTTCTCGATCGCGTCGGTGAGGACGCCGAGCTTGGTCAGCGCCTCTCCGGTGACGTTGCCGTCGCCGTACGCGGTGTCGAAGGCTGCCACGGCGTCCGCGTGCAGCTGCTCGACCTCGGCGTCCGAGAGCTTCGAGAGATCGGTGGGGAGCTTGAACTCGGCACCGGTCGCGGCGCCCGAGTAAGCGGTGAGGCGGTCCACCAGCGGGGACCGCTTGCGGGGCTGGTTCATTGGGTTCTCCTTGTTGAGAGTTGGGGACGATGAACGTCCGTCTCAACGAGGCCCTGCCAGAGGCGGCAAATGCCGCGCCATCCGCGATCGAGCTGATCGTAGCAGACCGATCGGTCGATTTGCGCGGCCCACAATGAAAGGAACCCGCCCAGCGTGTCGCTGGACGGGCCCAATCTGATCTCCGGGGGAGGCGATCTGGCTCCACGCTACCCCCGAATTGGGGATGTCGTCTATGCCGGATCGGCGTGTCAGAACTTGCCGGCGTTGAGCGCGTTCTGCAGCGCGCGGATCGTGTTCGGCCCGCGCACCCCGTCGATGCCGCCCGGGTTGAAGCCGCGGTTGGCGAGGTACTGCTGCAGGTGGCGGTTGGTGTCCGGCCCGCGCTTGCCGTCCACCCCGGCGCCGGTCTTGCGCTGCTCGGCAGCGATAGTGACCGGACCCTCGATGCCGTCGGCTGGCACGCCGAGCGCGCGCTGCTCCGCGGAGATCGTCGCGCGTCCGAGGATGCCGTCGACCACGAGGCCCACGCCGAACAGGTGGCTGTCGGTGACTGGGCCGTAGATCCCGTCCGCGGTGATGCCGACACTCTGCTGGAACGCCTTGACCGCCGCGGTGGTCTTCGGGCCGTACACCCCGTCCACGCCGCCGGTGTCGTAGCCGCGCGCCACGAGGGCCCGCTGCACGTCGATCGTCGCGCGCGAGGTGATGTTCGTCGCGCCCGCCGGAGCCGAGGAGCCGGAGCCACCGGAGGCCAGCTGCGTCGAGCCGCCGAAGTCCGCCTGCAGGTTGCGGCAGAAGTCGATCATCCCGTTGACGTTGTGGCCGTTGGAGTACTGGTAGACCGCGGCGCGCGGGTCGACCTGTCCGCCGGACCACGCGTAGGTCTGGAAGCCCCACTTCGTCACGCCGGCGTCGAGCGCCTTCTTGACCACCCAGTAGCCGCCGTAGACGCCGGCACGGCCGCCGAGCACGCTGTTCGCGCCGCGCAGCGCGTCGTTGATCGCCGCCTGCTGGGAGTCGTTGGCGTCGAAGTCCACGCAGAAGTAGATCGGCTGCGCGGGCAGGCCGTTGTTCTTCCGGTAGGTCTCCGCCTTCTGGGCGCAGGCCACGCCCGCGGCGTAGCCGCCGAGCAGCTCGCGGCCGTCCTCCTCGTAGATCAGGAACACGGCGACGCCGTTGCCCACGAGGTCGTTCCACTCGCTCTGGTTGATGCCCTTGCTGGCGGTGTTGTACCAGAGGTAGCGGCCGGCGAACAGCTTGCCGGCGTTGTGGAGGACGGCGCCTCCGGGTCGGGCGAACGAGTAGTCGCAGCCTTCGGCCATGTGCTTCTTCTCCTGTCGGATCGGGTTACTTCGGGGCGATGGTCGCGCCGATGCGGACGGCCGCGGCCTGAGCCTCGAGCAGCGACCCGGTGAAGCTCTGGGTCTTGCCGCTCGAGGTCGTCAGCGTGAAGCTCTGGGTCTGGCTGGCCAGGCCGCCGGCCGGCGTCTGCCCGGACGGACGGCTCCCGTGGCCGTGAGCCTGCGGCTTCGGCTTGTTGCAGTCGCACATGGTCAGATCCCCTTCCGCTGCAGCGCACGCTTCGCGGCGTACGCGCTCACCTTCGCCTCGGTGCTCGCGGCCAGCGCGCGGCTGCGGAGCTCCTCGGCCTGCATGTTCCGCTCGCGCTGCGCCGCCTTCTTCAGGTAGCGCAGGTCCTCGAGCGAGAGCGCACCGGGCTTTCCCGGCGCGATGACGCGCTCCGGCGGGAGCATCCCGGCCGCCTGCAGCGTCTGCAGCGCGCCCGAGGCCACCAGGCCACGCGGCCGCGGCACCGGGAAGCCGGGCTGGTTGACCGCAAGGCCCATCACCAGCTCCATCGAGCCGTCCGCCTGTCGGCGCCAGTCACCGGAGAGCGGGCTGGCCTTGAACGCGCGGATCTGCGCCGGCGTCGCGTCGGGACGCAGCGCGCCCGCGACCCAGATGCCGTACTCGTCCTCGCCCGCGTGCACATCGGCGATCGCCATTCCGGTGTTCTCGTAGTGGTCCAGCGTGCGCCGGGTGTTCCAGTGGCCCTCGGCGTGCCGGGTGTTCATCACCAGGCGGCCGACGCCGACGTCCTGGCCCTCTGCGGTCGTGACGACCCCGAGGTGGAACAGCGCGTAGCCGCTGCGGCTCTTCGGCGCGGTGACGCACTCGCTGACGCCGTTCGGCATCGCGAGGTGGCAGACGTCGAAGGTGGCCAGGTGGCCGTAGACGCGGCCCTCGGGCGTGACGTGGATCGGCGTGCGGCCGGCCAGGTGCGGGTTCTCGAACCAGGCCTTCGGCGGCGCGATCGGCGCGGCCAGCGGGCGCTCGGCGATCTGGGCACCCGAGGCCACGAGGGCTCGCTGCTCCGGCTCGTAGCGCGGGCCGTTCTCGATCGAGAACTCGTCCTCGACCGCAGCCATCTTGGCCTTCGGCTTCTTGCCGGAGTCCTCACCCGAATCGGCCGGTGCGCCGGAATCCGCAGGAGCCCCGGAGTCCTCTGTCGCACCCGAGTCTGCCGGCGCACCGGAGTCGTTCGCTCCGGAGTCCGCCGCCCCGCTGTCCGCCGGAGCGGTACCGGAGTCGGCGGCTCCGGAGTCCTGCGCACCACTGTCGCCCGAGTCCGCGCCGCTGTCAACGCCGCTCTCGGCACCGGAGTCGGTGGCCAGCGGGTTCGTCGGCGCGGGCGGGTTCGCGTCCACGTCGTCGGTCGCCGCGAAGATCGCGTCGAGCACGGTCTTCTGGGTGCCGATCTCCGTGCCGTCCTCACGGGTGAGCGTCCACTCGGTCCCGTCCTCGTTTGGCGTGATCGTCCAGCCCACCTCGTTGGTGAAGCCATCGCCGCTCGGCTGGAACCCGAGTGCCTCGGCGACCGCGGCGTTGGCCTTGATCGTCGCGGCCTTCTTCTGGTCGTCGGTGAGCGCCGCGAAGTTCAGCTCGGCCGGGTTCAGCTCGACGGCGTGCTTGGCCGCCTTCTTGGCGCCGGTCGCCGCCTTCATCGCCTCCCACTGCGCGACGGCGGCCGAGGCCTTCGCCACGGTGGACGCGTTGACGTGCGGCGCCTTGGACTTGCCGGTCACGGTGCCGCCGCGGGCCCAGCGCTTCGCCACGTTGACGGCCACCGCGATCGCGCGCGACTGGCTGTAGCTCGGGTTCGCCTTGCGGATGTGGCTGGCCAGGAACTTGATGTAGGGCGGCAGTCCGCCGGCCTTCTCCACCCAGTTCTTGCGCTTGTAGGTGTCGGTCAGCGCGCCCCAGGCCGGAGCCGAGACGATGGCCGGCTCGATCGACACCGGCGTCGGCACGGCCTCCGGGGCCTGGCCGACGTTGATGTCGATGTCGAAGTCGCTGTCGATGCCGGGCTCGGTGACGCCGATGCCGTGGCGGTCCAGCGTCTCGTCCCAGTCCACCGGACCGGTCGGCTTGCCGGGGATCGTCTCGGCGACCGCGGCCTCCACGCTGCCCGCCGCCGAGTACGGCGAGAGCACGCGGGTCAGCTCATGCAGCTCCTTGCGGGAGACGTTGGTGGTCTGGTCCGCGTTCTCCGCCTTGTTCAGCGCGACCAGGGCGTCGTCGATGTCCTCCGGGCCCTGCTTGCCGAGCGCGGTGATCGCCTGGTTGATGAAGCTCTTGGCGTCCTGGCCGATGTCCAGGCCCTCGAGGGTGGCCACCGCCGCCTCGATTGCCTCCGCCGCCTCGCCGAGGTCCTGCATGTAGTCGCCGGCCTCGATGAAGTCGCCGAGCACGCCGACCAGCTCGTCGCTGTCCATGTCCCAGCTGCGGCGGAAGGTGGCGACCGCGGCCTGCTCGTCGGCGGTGCCCTCGTACGGCGTCAGGAAGTAGGCGTTCCACGCGGCGTCGCGCACGGCGCGCGCGGCGGCCTCCACGACGATGCCCGACTCGCGGATCGTCTTGGAGTCGCCGGAGTTGATCGCCGCGGTGGAGTCCTCGGCCGCCTGGATCAGGTCGGCGAGCGCCTTGCCGATCGGCACCCGGTCGAAGGTCTCGGCGTGGTAGTCGGTGCCGAGGTAGTCGAGCACGTCGTCCACGGTCACCGTGCCGAGGGTCGAGGTGTCGTCGGCCGAGATGATCTTGGCCAGGTCCTCGAGCACGGTGTTCAGCGACTCCACGAGGTCGGCCGGCTTGGCCAGCGGCCCCTTGTTGCCGAAGTCGTAGTCGTGCCAGTCCTCGGTGGCGTGCTTCACGTCCGCGAAGCTCGCGCCCTGACGGGCCAGCTCCATCCGGCGCTTGAGCGCAGCGGCCTGGTTCTTGGCGAGGATCTTCTGGAACAGCGCGTCGATCTCGTCCTTGAGCGCCTGGATGTCCTCGTCGTCGAGCGGCGCGTCGTCGCCCGCGGCGTCGTCGGTCGCGGTCTCGTCGTCGGCGATCTGGTCGCCGCTGTCCACACCGCTGTCCACAGCCTGTGCACCGCTGTCGGCCGGCTGGTAGTCGTGGTCGGTGTCGCCCGACTCGGTGAGGTCGTTGTCGCCGTCGTGGTCCGGGTCCGGGTTGGCCGGCGTCGGCTGCGCGCCGGAGTCCGCGGCCACCGCGCCGCTGTCCTGCACACCGGAGTCGGCACCGGAGTCCTCGCCGCTGTCCTCCGTGGTCACCGTGTAATGCGCGATCCGCGCCGGCGCGAAGGCCGGGATCGCCACGATCGTAGCGGCGCGCACACGCGCGGCCGTGGTGACCATGACGTCCTCCTCCTCGTTGGAGAGGGTGACGCCGTTGGAGGCCACGTCCACGCCGGAGCGCACCTCGAAGCCCACGTCGTCGAGGTCCATCGAGATGCCGTTGGTGAGCTTCTTCATGACGTGGCGCAGCGCCTCGGATCCCGCGACGCCCTCCTCGTCGAAGTCGCCGTCCGCCCAGATCACGCTGGTGTTCGCCGGAAGGTTGATCTCCGGCTCGCCCATCTCGGCCAGGCGGCTGTTCGCCTCGTCGAGGCCGATCCGCTCGAGGGACTCGATGTGGCCGACGACCTGCGCGCCGTCATGAGCGCCGACGTCCTCGGCGGTGTAGCGAAGCGGCACCGGGAGCGAGTCCCAGCGCAGTGCCTCCGGCTCGATGAAGCGGTTGTCCCCAGTGGGCGCGTTCTCGAAGCCGATCGGACCCTTCCAGCGGTTGAGCGTGCCCATCGTGGTCTCCCGGTGTTGGCGGTGGCTATCGGGCAGATGCTACCATCCGGGATCACTTCAGCGTCGGAAGCGGCCCAGCGCTCAGCGCGGCGAGATCATCACGCAGCGGCAGTTGGCGATGTTCGCCAGGCTGCCACGACGGTCGCCGGGATACTGCAGCGGCTCGCCGCCGACCGTGAAGTAGCTCTCGATCGGCACGGTCTGGCCGTCCGCCTCGAGGTGGTCCGGCCGGGTGTGGTCGTCGTGGTGCGCGACCCAGCGCTTCTCCGCGCGCCGGCCGACACGGAAGGCCTGCTGCGCGACGAATCCGCTGAATCCGGTGAACCCGGTGCGCACCGTGCGCTTCACCCGGGCCCGCCAGGTCGCGCCGAGCTGCCGGAACTCCCCGTAGAAGTCGCGCTGGGCGATGTCGCCACCCGCCGCCGTGATGCTCGGCGTCTCGAGGTCGAGCGCGAGGTCCAGCGCCGCGCTGACAGCCTTCTCGTCGATGGTGGTCTTCAGCGTGTAGTCGACCCGGGTCGCCGCGGTCATCACCGCCATCGCACTGGCGTAGGCCTCCTCGCCGAGGTCCAGCTCCGCGAGGCTGTCCGAGAGGTAGCGCCACTCCTGGCTGCCGCGCTCCAGGCCACTGGCCGCCAGCGTGTCGACGATGGCCTGGTGCCAGCGGTTCGTTGCGAAGGCCGGCTGCAGGCTGCGAGCCAGCGCCTGCTTCTTCACCGCGAGGAGCATCGCCTTCGTCTCGCGCACCAGGGCGCGCTCGAGGCGGGACTCGTCCGCGGACTGCTGGCTGAGCGCCTTGCCGGGACTGACGAAGCGCTCAGCCAGCGTGTCCATTTAGCCCTCGCTGATCGGGGTGTTCGGCTGCGCGGTCGTCGCGGGCAGCGGAGCGGCGTCCGAGGTGGTCTGCGCCTCGGTGTTGCTGACAGCCGGCGCCGCCACGTCACTGGCGTTCGCCGTGTTCTGCGGCTGCGCGGCGGCGAGCTTCTCGGCCACCGGGTCGGTGCTCACGGCGTCCGGAGGCAGCGGCGAGTTGTCGGCGGTGAGGTTCGTGCCCTCGCCCACGACGTCGCTGACGGCCACGGTCTGCGGGCTGTTCGGGTTGCCGTTGTTCACCGGCACCTCGCCGTCCGGCACCGCGTCCGCCGGCAGCGCGTCGCGCTCGGTGACCGAGCTCGGCTGCGCGTTGTCGGTCGAGTTGACGACGCCGGCGTCCTGCTGCGGCGTGCCCGGGTGGCTCACGATCTCGGCGTCAGCCGATGCGCCCGCGGATTCCCCGCTCGATGCCGAATCGGCAGGGCCGCTGGCGTCGGGGCCAGATGCCGTGGCCGTTCCCTCCACGTCGATCGGCTCTGCGCCGGATTCCGGAGCGCTCGCTCCCGAGTCCGCCACCGCGCCCGAATCCGCCGCACCACTGTCCGAAGAGCTCGCATCGCCCGTACCCCCGGTGGCACCCTCGCTGGGTGCGCTCGGCTCGAGGGTAGCGGGCTCGCTCGCGGAGTCCTCGACCGGCGCGCCGCTGTCGGCGGGCTGGTAGGCCTCGACGGGTGGCAGCTCACCGGCGGCGACGGCCGAGCCGGAGTCCTCGGCGGCAGGAGTGGATGGCGTGGTGGCGGCGTTGCCGAACTCCTCGTTGAGGGCGTCCTCGATCAGCTCGATCTCGTCCTCCTCGGTCTGCTCGATGACCGCTTCGGCGCGGGCACGGATGTCGGCGAGCTTCTGCAGCTTCGGGTTGAGCTTCTTCTTGCCGGCGTCGCTCAGGTCCGCCTGGCCCAGGTCGGGCGTCTCGGACGTGTCGGGCGTTTCGGTGGGCTGGTCAGTCATCTCTGCTCCTACGCGTGAGTGGTCAGGGCGGGGGAGTCGCCCGTCAGGTCCTGACGATACACCGGCAGGCCCAGCTTGCTTTGCAGGCGGTACGCGAGCTCGTTGATGTCGTGTTCGGTGCCGGTGATGGCCAGGTCGTGCACGTAGACGTTGAGCAGATGCACCACCCGCGCCGCGTCATACTCGCAGCATCCGCCGTGCGTCTCGAGGAGGATCGGCACGACGTCCCAGGCGTTTCGGATCGCCTTCGCGACATAGCTGTCGTCGGCGCGCCAGACCGTGTGCGCGGTGTGCTTGGGCCGGTTGCCGAAGATCTGGTGTCGGCGGTCGCCGCGAGGCGCCCGGCGCACGATGTCGTTGCCGAGCCGCTCGAGGGCCTTGATCACCAGCACGTCGCAGACTGCGAGCAGGACGCTCATCTGGTACTCCGGCGCGAGGCTGTACGCCCCGCAGACCGGGCAGACGGACGGGATGTGCGCGGAGTGATCTACGGGCGCATCGGTGATGGTCATGGTCTGGTCACTGTCCCGTCAGGTCGAGGATGTCGTCGTCGATGGTCGGTTCGGCCGGCGCGAAGCCGAGCTGCTGGCTGAGGCTGCCGCGCAGTCCCATCCCGGAGATGCTCATCGTCGCACCGCGCTGGATCTGGTAGGCGCCCACCGGCTCCGGCGTCCAGTCCTTCTCCACCGTCAGCTCGGTGGGCGTGAACTCGTACTCGCCGTCCGGAAGGTTCAGCAGCTGCTCCGGGGTGTCCGGGATCGTCGCGAGGGCCGGCGCCGCCAGCGGGCTGCCCGCCGTTGACGGAACCGCTCCCGGGTTGCGCGCCGGGGTCTGACCGTTCGTGCCGGACGGCGCGACCGGCGGGCTGACCGGCTCGATTGGCCGCGGGTTGTCCGCGTCCTCGGCGTTCGGGCCGCTGATCGCGTCCCCGGCCACGTCGGGCGGCGTACCGTCGGTCGGGCCCATCGGGGTGCCGGCCAGCAGCGCCTTCAGCTGCTCCACGAGGATCGCCAGTCCCGGGCGCAGCATCAGCGCCGGGTCCTGCTGGACCATCTCGAAGGCGGCATTGATGGCCGGGTCGTCGATCTCCTCCTTGGGCGCGTCCTCCTCGTCGAAGCCGTTCGCCTTGCGCAGCGCCTTCGCGCTGATCGCGCCCTTCTCGTAGAGCACCTGCGCGTCGGCGGACCGGTTCGGCCGCACGATCAGGTCGGAGACGTCGTACCAGATCACCCACTGCTCGGCCTCGTCGACGCTCATCCCGTTCGCTACGAGGATCGGCCGCAGGTACTGGGTGGTCAGCGCGTCGCAGATCAGCTGCAGCGGCGGCTCGATGTGCGCGGTGACGACCTCCTCCTGGACCAGCCAGGCGCCCCAGTGGTTCATGCCGTCGGTGCCGAGCAGCAGCTCGGGCGGCGCATCGAGGCCCAGCGCCAGCCGGCGGATGGCCTCCTCGCGCAGCGGGCGCGCCTCGGTGTCCAGCGGCTTGTCGAAGGTGATGTGGTGGAACTTGTCCGCCACGTCGTCCGGCGCGGTAACCACGAGCGGCACGACCGCGCTGGCGTTCGAGCGGTCGCCGATCGGCGTCAGCATCGACTGGATCAGCGCGTCGGTGAACGGGTCCTCTGGGCTGTCGTCCGGGATGCCCTGCGCGCGCTTCGCGGCGCGGGACGCGGACTCGGGCACGACGAACAGGCCGGCGCCCGCCAGCCGGGAATCGACCTGCGCCGAGATGTGCATTGTCAGGCCGACCAGCTCGCGCAGCACCGGAAGCGCCGAGCGGGTGGGGCTGTCTGCGCTCCACCAGTACTTCGGGTGCGGCCGCCAGACCCGGATCAGGTACAGGTCATCCGGACGCGCCCGGACGATCTCCTGCTCGGTCGGTCCGAGCCGGAGCTGCACCAAGTCGCCCTGCATGAACTGGACCTCGGCGATGGAGAGCATCCGCCAGTCCAGGTCATCCAGCGTGCTCTGATCCAGCGGCTCGTCGTCGACCTCGGCGGCCGGGTCCTTCGGCGTGCGGTCGACGCGCTGAGGCGAGGTGATCTCGCCGTAGCCGCGCTGGTTCGCCGGCGTCGTGCCGTTGCCGACCTCACGCGCGTCGCGCTCGGCCTCGCTCTCCTCGAGCATGTCCTTCGGGATGCCGACCAGCCAGCCGTCGCCCGGGATGAACAGGTTGATGGTCAGCCGCTCCACCAGGCGGGACAGTCCGAGGTGGCCGTCGCCGAGCGCCGAGAGAATCTGCTTCTTGCTCTCGTCCTCGGTCGGGATCGGGTCGGTGCCAGGGTCGTTGGCGACCGTGCCGACGAACAGCTTGGCCTTCGAGGTGCGCTGGGCCAGGGTGGTGGCGACGAAGCGGAGCTCGCTCACCAGGTCGTACATGCTCCAGCCGTCGTCCTGCCAGCTCTCGTGCGTCGTGCGACGGAAGCTGGTGGAGGCAACGGTCTTGTTCGTGATCCGCACCGCGGACGCCGTGATCGAGTTGATCGCGCCCGGCATTGGCGCCAGGTTGCTCTCCCGGCCGCTCTGGCTCGGGCTCACGATCTCGTCGAAGCCACCGGGCCGGTGCTCGCGCTCCCACCACTTCTCGATGACCTCGCCGGACTCGATAGCCTGCGCCCGCGCCGCCTTGCGCGTGGCCTCCTCGGTGGGGTCGTACGGCATGGGAGCACGGAACCCGAGGGCCCGTCGAATGAGGCCAGGGCGGTTCGGCGCGGTGTCGGACATCTGAGCTCCCTGCTGGTGGCGGTCGCTCGGATTCTAGCGGTTATCCGTCGATTCGCTTGGAGATGTGGCCGACGACATAGTTGAGGCCCAGCGCCCCCAGCAGCGCGTTCCAGGCAGTTCTGAGGGGCTTGGGCACGGCGAGACTTATAACGATCACGACCAGGCCCACCCAGAAGCCGATGCAGAACGGGCAGTCCAGCCCGGCCATGAAACGCGCGCCGGCGGTCCGCGGCAGCGTCGGCTCGTAGTCCTCGAGGCTCTTCGGGTCGGTCCGGAACTGCTTCTCCACGACCTCGGCCTCGCGCGCGTACGCGGCCTTGCGCCACTTGCCGAGGACGAGCATCTCCGGCAGCTTGTCGGAGGTGATCAGTCGGGTCAACCGGGCGACGGCGAGCGGGACGAGGAGCCAGGTGGTCAAGGACGAGTGCGTAGTACGGCGAGTCACGGCCTGAGAGTAGCAGCTCCCGCGGCACGAAGCTCAGTCCTGCTCGAGCTCGTCGTCCGGTCGCTTCTCGAAGGTGATCGCGATATCGAAGCCCTCGTCCATCGCCTGCTGGAAGAACGCCGCGGCCTCCGGGTTCCCGATGGTCAGCTCGATCCGGCCGGACGGCGTGGCGGACGCCCAGGTCTCATTGGCCGGGTTCTTGCCGCCAGTGACCGGCTGCAGCACGACGCGATTGATCGGCGCCGGCGAGGCGTAGCCACCGCGCTTGGCGTAGGCGAACTGGGTGAGCTCCTGGACGTAGAACCGGGCGGCAACGCGCTTGGACATGGTGGTCTCCATTTCAAGTGAAGTGCCCATTCGCTTGATATTGCGCGGGCACAGTTCTAGGTGAGTTGCATGGAGGCCTGCGAGCCCGCGTGTGCGGCGACCGAGCCGAGACCCAGCATAGCGGGCAGGAGGTTCACCGGGAAGTTGTTGCCGGTGGACAAGAACGGCTCGTCGGCGAGGTCGGGCATCTTGTCGCTCGCCGAGAACACCTTCACGTCGTCGCGCAAGGCCACCGGGTACTGGTTCACCAGGTTGCCGTAGACGCTGCGCTTCGAGCCGCCGATCGCGAGGGCCTCCAGCATCCGGCCCTTGTGCACGAGGAGCGGGACGTGCCGCTCGTAGTCGTAGGTCGGGTGACCGCGCTCCTCGAGGATCAGTGAGGTCTTCTTGTTCAGACTGGCGTAGCGCCCGCGCGCGGTCTCGGTGCGCGGCGGCAGTGGCCCGCGCGACACGGCGCTGTGCCGCACGAGCTCGGCCAAGCCTACGGGCCGACGCCAGTAGATGTCGTCGTTCGACCAGATGAACGGGTCGGTGACCTCCGGGTCCTCGCAGGCCGCGCGCATCGCCCGGTCGGTGTTCGCGATGTAGTCGTGGTCCTGCTCGAGGTCGATGGCGTGGCCGACCTGCGCGAAGTCGCCGACGTTGAACGGCGACCGGTACGGCCCGACGTGGCCCACGAGCACGACGCGCAGCTGCGGAGCGTGCTTGGCCAGGGTGCGGAGAACGAGGGGCAGGGTGTGGTTGGCCGGCTCGTTGGCGACCGGGATCACGATGTCCATCTCGTCCAGCAGCATATCGGTCTCCATCCTCGTCAGAATGTCGGCGCGACGTTCCGCGGGTTGCCGATCATCAGACCGCGCACGCCCTTGCCGCGCAGCCGGGCCGCGTTGGCGGCATCCCCGAGGATGTGCGCGATCACGCGCCCCGCGCCGGCCGTCGCGATTGCCGGGTCGATCACCGCGTCGCTGGAGTGGTAGTCCAGCCCGACGAAGGTCCACTGCGCCTGCTTCGTGTTGAAGACGCTCATGTCGCCGCCGTCGAAGAAGTAGCCCCAGCTGTCGAAGCCCTGCGCCGCCACCTGGCTGAACAGCGTGCCGGTGCCCGCCTGCTTCCAGACGAACCAGGTCGGGCCGCCGTTGGCGTTGAGGATCGTCAGCAGCGCGTCGGTGTGCGTGTAGGTCTTGTCCTCCACGAAGGCCACGCGCTTCTGCCCGTAGAGCTCCATCCACGAGACGTTGCTGATCCCGGCGATCGGGATGAACGGCATCAGCGGCTGGGTCGGCACGTTCGGGTTGTCGGTCTGCCAGGCTGTTGCCGCGTACGTGGCCAGTTGCGCGTCGGTCAGGCTCGCAACCGGCAGCGTCGTGCCGTTCACGTTCTGCAGCACCATCCGGTCGAGGTAGGCGTCGTGGCTCAGCCACGGGTGCCCGTCGGCCGACCACTGCAGGCTGACCTCCATCGCCTTCAGCGGCCAGCGCATCGCGACGGCCTGGTAGGCGATCGGGGAGTGCTCGATGTAGTTGCCGCTGCCGCCACGGTGCACGCAGTCGAGCGGGTCGGTGGCGGCCTTCATCTGCGGCCAGGTGCGGCCGACGTTGCAGACGAACACCGCCTCCGAGGTGCCCTTCTCC